GTCGTGGACACGGTGTACGTGCACCGCAAGGACTCCGGCGCCGAGGACGTCTACTGCGCTTCCAGCGGCATCATCTACACCGGGATCTCGACTCTGACGAGCCGCTTCGACTACCGCGCGGGCTCGCAGATCGTCGACGTCGGCGGCGCCAAAGCTGGCGCGACGGCGACCGGCCTGGCGAACGACGCCACGACGTACGGCATCCTGGTGTCCGTGGACGGCGGCGCGAACCAGCAAGTCACGGTGACGGGCTCCGCCGCGCAGACCTACACCGACCTCCTGACGCAGATCAACGCCGACCTGACCGGCGTGACCGTGGCGCTCGTCGGCGGGAACCTGAAGTTCACGAGCGGCACGACCGGCGCGTCGTCCGCCGTCGCGATCACCAACAGCGCCGGAACCGCCTCGAACGTGCTGCTCACGACGCTGACGAACTACGTCGCCGTGCGCACCGCGACCGCCGGGACCGTCACTAACGACAACTGGCAGTTCGCGACGCTGAACGATCGCATCTTCATGGCGCAGGCCGGGCAGGCGTTCACGTGCCTGCTGGAGTCGAGCTACGCCGTCGAGTCGATCGTCGGGCAGCCGTGGACCTCCAGTCCCAACGTCGTCATCGCTGCGTACGGCCGCCTGTGGGCCGCCGACGACGCGGCCGGCTCGAACCGGTACACAGTGTGGTGGTCGGACCTCCTGGACGGCAAGACCTGGAACGCCGGCGACGCGGGCTCTATCAGCCTCCAGAACGCGTGGCCGCAGGGCCAGGACTCGATCGTCGCGCTAGCGGCGTTCGCGAGCCGCCTTGTGATCTTCGGCCGCAACTCGATCCTGATGTACACGTTGCCGGCCGACAACGATCCGGCGTCGATGACCCTGACCGACGTCATCTCGAACGTCGGGTGCGTGGCGCGCGACAGCGTCGTCGTGACCGAGGACGGCGTGTACTTCCTGGCCGACGGCGGCGTCTACCGGATCGACCGGCTCGGCACCGTCACCTCGCTGATGACGCTCCCGAAGATCTCAACGCTCGTCGACTCGGAGCTGAACACCACGTACGCGTCCGAGACCATGACCGCGGTGCGCGGCGGCTACTACCCGAAGGAAGGGTGGTACGTGCTGAACGCGCCGGTGGCGAACAAGACCTACTGCTTCAACCTGCGGAAGAAGATCCCCCAGGTGAACATCCCCGTCGTCACGACCTGGACGAACAGCGCGATGCCGTTCCGCGGCTTCGCGTACGACAAGGACGGGAACTGGTATTGCGCGGGCACGAACGGGATCTTCAAGTACAGCTCCTACACGCCCGACGGCTCCAACAGCGCGTACACGTTCGACTTCTACACGCAGTGGCTCTCGTTCGGCGACGAGTCGCGCCTGAAGCACATGAAGTACGCGGTGCTCACGCTGAAGGCCGCGAGCGGCCAGGCCGGCACGTTCAAGTGGCAGACGAACTACCTCGCCGGCACGACGCATAGCGCGAGCTTCTCGTGCGACGCGACCGAGTTCGCGGAAGACCCCGGCATCGGCGGCGTCAGGATCCACCTGACGCGCTCCGCGAACGTCGTGAGGGCCGGCTTCAGTTTCACCATCAACGGAGACGGAGTCGAGCTGCACCAGCTGGCGCTGGGCGCTCTCACCGGCCGCACCACGTACCGATAGGACCCCCAACATGGCTTACACCCCGACCGGCCTCTCCGCCTCCACCGGACACCCCATCGTCCAGGACGATAGCGGCGCGTACTTCCTGAGCGCCGGACGCGGTGGCTACCAGGCGCTCACGCCGCAGGAGCTTGCGCTGATTACCGGCGGCTCGGGGCTGAACGTCAACGAGGTCCGCGACATCTACACGGACAGCGGCGGCCTGTCGGCGAACACGCGGCAGGCGTCCATGATGGACGACACGCAGTTCACCACGACGTCCGGCGCCACCGGCTCGCTGCGCGATGCGGCCGACGCCCTGTACACGTACAGCCAGAACGCCGGGCAGGCGTACGCGCAGCTACCGGTGCTGGAGCTGTGGGCGCTGATCCCCCAGCTGCAAGGCGTGCAGCCGACCGAGGATGTGCAGTACGCGGTGATGTCGCAGCTCGGTGCGTCGTACGATCCGCTGCTCGGCTGGATCGCGCCCCAAGACCTGGTGCGCCGCCTGCGCGACGCATACCACCGCATGACCGACATGTCCCGCGGCACGATCGGCGGGATGCTGGAGTCGGCGTTCTTCTCGATCCCGGGCATGCTGATGGGCGCCGGGATCGGCGACATCGTCGGCGGCCTCGCCAACGCCCCGGGCGCGGGCGCCGGCGGCGCGATGGACATGGGCGCCGGCTTCGGCGGCGGCACGCTCGACGCGCTCGGCCTCGGCGCCGCGGACCTCACCTCGGTGCTCGGCAACGCGTTCACCAGCGCGCTCGACCCGGCGCAGCTCGCCTCGCGCGCCACGTCGGGTGCGATCGACCAGCTGCGCACGCAGGGTGAGATCAACCCGATGGCGCTCGGCACGAGCCTGGCGTCCGGCGTCTTGAACAACATCGGCGGGAACCTCCTCGGCCAGCTGGACTTCTCGCTCCCGGACTTCGGCGGCGTGGACGCGCCGCCCGTCGGCTACATGAGCGAGATGGACCTCGGCGGGTTCGCCGACATGGCGCCGGGCGCCGACGCCGACTGGTCCAACCTGTTCGGCTCCGCGAGCTACGTGAACCAGCCAGGCGTGGACATGTCGAGCGAGGCTGCCTTGCTGGCCTCGTCGATGAACCCCGACGAGTACGCGGACCTGGAGGCCGAGATCGGCATTCTGACCGGCGAACTGCCGATCGAAGCCTACCTCGACCCCGGCTTCGCGGAATACCTCGGCACGGCGCCCGCGGCTGTCGGCCCCGGCGCGGAAGTGCCGACGGAAGACGTCGAAGCGCCGGTCGAGCCCGACGCGGAAGCGCCGGCCGAAGAGCCCTCCAAGGCGGAGAGCCCCGAGAAGGCGAAGGGCTCGAAGCCGATCTCGGCGAAGACCCTGCTGTCGGCCGCGAAGGCGCTCCTGCCGCTGCTCGCCGGCGACCAGGAGGCCAGCTCCGCTGCGCGCGGCGCGCGGCGCGTGGTCGAGCGCGAGTACGCGAACGAGGGCGAGCGGCAGACGGCGTACGCCGAGTACGCGGCGCAGCTGCTGGCGTTCCTGCCCGAGATCGAGAAGCTCGGCCTCGACCCGGCGACGCTCCGCGGCGCGTTCGGCGAAGCCTACGTCGACCCGGAGACGGGCGAAGTCGGCTACCGCATGACGGCCGAGGGCCAGCGGATCTACGACCAGATGATGGACGCGGCGAACAACGCGCTGTCCACCGCGCTCGGCACCGACGTGACGAAGCTGAGCGAAGAGCGGTTCAACGCGGCGATGGAGAAGCTCCAGTCGAAGCGCGACGCCGACTTCGCGGCGCTGTCGCGCGCCCTCTACGCGCGCGGCCTGCTCGGGCTGATGACGTACCAGGAGGCCGGCGTCGACCTGCTGACCGGTCAGACGGAAGCGTGGGACCTGGCCGAAGGGCAGGGCGCGAACCCGTACATGGCCGCGTACCAGGCGCGCGTCGCGCGTGAGAACGCCGACATCGCCCGGGGCTCGATGGACGAGAGCGAAGCCTACGTGGAGTCGCTGCTGAACCACGCGGGCGGCCTCCTCGGTCGCGGGCAGGACATCGCCGGCGGGGCGCGCGCAGCGCTCGATGACCTCGGCGTGTACGTCGACGAGAACGACGAACTCAAGCGAGGCAAGATGCGCGGGCTCTACAGCCAGCTCGTCGGGCCGGGCGGCGCGTATTTCCAGCGGCTGGAGGGGATGCTCCCGACCGGTCGCGCGATGGCCGCGCTCGCGGACGTGGACCAGGCAGAGATGGCGAAGCGACTCGCCGCATACGAGGCCGCGATGCGCGCCCTCGAAGACAGGGGATAACAGATGGCCTTCGATTGGAACAACCTCGGCACCGGCCTGCTTAGCGCTGGGCTGAACCTCTACAAGTCCGGGGCCGGTGTCGACGCGGCGAACGCGCAGCTCGGCAACGTGCAGGGGCAGGACGCGCAGCGCCGCGCCGCGTACAACACATACGCCGCGCAGCTCGCGGGTCTCGCGCCGAGCATCGAGGCCGGGTTCTCCATGAAGCCGGCGACCGCGAAGACCGGGTTCGCCACCTCCAGCATCGACCCGGCGACGGGCAAGATCGGCTACACGCTCGACCCCCGCGCGCAGGGCATGTTCGACCAGTACCTGGCCGGCGCGAAGTCCTCGCTCGACCTCGCCGGCGGGCTCGACCCGAAGGCGCACGCCGCCGAGCGGCTGGCCGCGCAGCAGGCGCTCCTCGCGCCGCGGCGCGCCGCCGAAGACGCGGCCAACCTGCGCAAGCTCCAGGCCAAGGGCCTCCTCGGCAGCGGCAGCTTCGCGACCGGGCTGCCCGGCGGCACGGCGGCGAACCCGCTCCTGGCCGCGACGGAAGCGGCGCGCTCCCAGGCTGATGCGGAGTCCGCGTACCGGTCGCTCAGCGAGGGCGAGGCGTACCTGGACCGCCTGCTCGGGCGTTCGAAGGGCATGCTCGGCGGGGCGCAGGGGATCGACGCAGAGGGCGCGAAGGCGCTCGACATGGCCGGCCGCTGGACCGATCGGTTCACCAGCGCGGAGAAGGACAAGACCCGCACGACCGCCGACCTGCTCGGGAAGGTGTTCGGTGCGCAGCGCACCGCAGCCTACGACGACACGGCGGCGCAGCGCATCTTGGCCGCGCAGTCGGCCGAGGAGAAGGCGAAGCTCGCGCGCACCGGAGGCCTGGTCGACCAGGGCTCGAAGCTCCTGTCGAGCGCCGGCGGCATCAGCGGGATGCTCGGCATGGGCAAGGACCTCATCGGCAGCCTCTTCGGCGGCAGCAGCGGCAGCTGGGGCGGCGTCGGGCTGACCGATCCGTTCCAGGGGTGGAGCAGCGACG